CACCGATGAGTTCTATTCGTAACGATGGTGAGTATGTGCTTGACATTATCTATCCTTTATTGGTTATCATTTATATCAACCCAATTAGGGTTTTGGTCGTCAGCCATATTTGACCATACGTTTGTATCGTCATTATTTATAGCGCTCCAACCTATAATTGGTGATTCTAAATTATTCTGCACTTCAGCAAAAGCTAATTCAGCTAATGAATTTGTAGAGTATTGGGTTGGTTGATATGAGTTTTGTGTGTTATCTATTCTAGCCCATCCACCGCCAAATTGGCAGTCTGTTACTGAAAATAATTCTATGCAAGAAGTATTAAATTGTGCTATAGCAGAAAGGGTGTCTGCTAAAACAGTGTTCTCAGTTATAGTTGTTAAAAATGCTGCTTTCCCAATCGTTATATCAGTTAAGGTTGTTGATTCAGATAAAGAACCTAAGAACGATACTATTGATACGTTTGTGTCGGTTAAGGTTGTTGATTCAGATAAAGAACCTAAGAATGATACTATTGATATGTTTGTATCAGATAGGGTCGCTGATTCATTAACTGCAACAGAATAGGTATCTCCGCCTAAAGATGCAAATGGGGCTTGAACAAAAGCGGAGATACCAAACATTATTCAGCTGTAGCTACTACATCTTCTTTTGGCAACGCCTCGACTTGAGGTACTGCTTGAGCTTTGATCTTCTCAACTAACTCTGCTACTTGTACATAAGGCGCTTGACCTAAGGCTTGAAGGATTAAGTTTATTTCTTGTACGCTTAAGTTTAAATCAATCATTTTTATATAGTCCAAGGTAGTGGTGGAGTGACGATAGTTGGGTTAATCTGAGCTTCTATTTGGTCAGCAACAGACTTTTCATAGGCTGCTGCTTGTTCTTCACCCAATGCTGTTTTAGTCCAAGCAATAACTTTATCTAAAGTTAATTCGGCAAATGGTGTGTAGTTTGGTTTAGTTTCATCAACCTCAAAAGATGCTGTACCGTAAACTGAGCCTGTGTAAGTACCGTCTGTAGCCGTTAAAGTCCAGTGTGCTGTTACGACATAATCAAGCATACCGTTGACATCAGGTTTGCAGTTCATTGCTACAATGTTCCAAGTGTTTGTAATCATGTTATTACCCTACTATCCAATTTGTACCGTTATAAAATACAGGTATGGTGACTGCACCGCCTGCTACGACTGTTGCGCCATATGTAGGCGCTAAAGCATTAGTTACATAGGCTCTTGCTCCCACAACTCCTGTGGGCAATGCAGCCACTGTATAGCCTAAAGTTTTTATTGTTCCAGCTACGTCTAATTTTCCTGTTGGCGAGCTAGTCCCAATCCCCACGTTGCCAGAGGAGTCGATGCGCATTCGTTCGTCTCCAAAATCGCCTATATACCCTCCAGCCCTAAACGTCAGTGAACCGTTGTCCGCGCAAGAAATACCATAACGTACTGGAGACCCAGCATTGTAGTTTTCAAGGGAAATCATGGGGTCATCTGTGCCGCCAATGGTGGAGGCTTGAATGACTGTACCAAACGCAGTGTTGCCTGGGTGTTGGGCATAAATAGTTCCGCCGGAAGCCCCGCCAGTAACTTGAAGTTTTGCTACAGGCGAGCTAGTCCCAATCCCCATGTTGCCTGAGGAGTCGATGCGCATGCGCTCTATTCCGCTTGTTATGAACTGAATAGGAGTTACGACGGCAGTGCCAACTTGCATTGAAGCGGCATCAGCATATATATAACCTTGTCTAACGCCGACTTTTTGGAAAGATATTAATCCTCCATTTGTTGCGTTGTTCAAAGTTAAAGCGGCATAACCCGCGACAGATTCGGGACTACTAGTGCCAATCCCCACGTTGCCGCTGGAGTCGATGCGCATGCGTTCTGTGTTGGTTGTGCTAAACGTAAGTGGTCCATAACCACCTGTTGCAAAAGAAGCAGCAAGATTAACACCATTAGCACCAGAAGTAGGGTCTGGAGTTAAAATACCAATAGCCCCCGCGGCAGCAGCACCCCTCCACCATTGTACCCCAACCACATCTAACTTTGCCGCAGGCGAACTCGTCCCAATCCCCACGTTGCCTGAGGGGTCGATGCGCATACGTTCTGTTAATGTTGATGTTGTCGAAGAGCCATCCCTATTAGCAAAAATAATATCGTATGCACCATTTCCACGATTTTTTACACCAATCTTTGCACCAATATTAGCTCCTGCTTCTTGAAATGAAATAGCTTGTTCACTATAAGCAGTTCCTGTACCACCTGCTTGTAATTTTATAAAGTCAGTTCCGCCTTGCCATGTAGTAGATGTTCCAGCAGATACATTATAAACTTCTAATCTTTGTCCTGGACTACTCGTCCCAATCCCCACGTTGCCGGAAGAATCTTTATAGACTTGACCTGAGCCAATGTTTAGTATGCCTGTAGAGCCTGTGAGTGTGCCTGTGTAGGTTGGGTTACTTAATGTGGGCGCCTCACTCAAGACGGTGCTTACAGTTCCTGTGCTTGTAATAACACCTGTACCACCATTTGCTACTGGGAGTGTGCCTGTTACGCCTGTAGTTAAAGGTAATCCAGTTACATTAGTAGCAACAAAAGCAGAGGGGGTTCCTAATCCAATAGCATTACCTGAGGCGTCTTTCCATATGCCTTTTTCAGCTGGATATGTGACAAACACATCTTTTGTTCCAGCAGTGAAGTTAACTAATGCACCAGTATTAGAAGAAGCCAATACAGTTGTCCTTGACAGCGTGCTACCAACAACAGTATATGTTCCTAAGCCAACTTCCCAGCTAGAGCCATCTTGATTCGCAATACAATAATAAGTTGTGTTACTGTTGCCCACACCAGCAGAAAAAGACTGAAAGCCTGTAGATGCCCCCAAAAGTGAAGCCGTGCCTGTACCAGTAACAGTGGTTGTTTCTTTAACTCGATCTGCTAGTATTAATGCCATAGTAATCTCTTGTTAAGCGGCTGTTGCGGTGTATGTTACAGAAATGGAATCGCCATTAGTTACTGTTTTAGACCCCGCGGTAAAGTCACCAGCACTAAACAATGTGCCTGTAGTGTTATCAATAGTTGGTGACCCGCCTACGTTTACAAAACAACCAGCAACAGTACCTGAACCTGTCATTGCAAACACCTGAGCAGATGTTGGGGAAATAGCGCCTGATGCGGCTGTACCCCATGTGGGTGTTTTACGAGGGCCAGTATACGTTGGCGCATTGGCAAGACCTACTTCTAGCCAAGCCCCATGAGACGCCTGTGTGTCACCAACAACGGCCGTGCCTGTGCCTTTAAGACCCATGTATGAAATACCTTGAGCAGCGTTAGTTAATGCGCCAGTAATGGTTAGGTTTTTACCAACAGTAGTTACAAGATTTTCTATCTCATCTTCCCATTTAAGATTGCCATCTTTATCATGGCACACCACATGATAATGACCGTGCATCTCCATTCCTTCTGTATGACCTGCCCCGCGAGTAACTGTTGCCGAACAAACGTCACCTGATTTTATGTGTTCAATTTGCATTTTTATATTCCTAAGAAATTCGTATAAGAGCTGTTGTAGCTGTGTCTGGTGGAAAAGTTATTGTAAACGGTGTTCCTAACTTTGCTGTTTTATCCGCACCAAAATCAAGAACTGCAATAGCGGCTTTTGTAGTGTAATTATATATCAAAGCCCCTCTAGCTACAAAAGAAGCGGAAAACCATATCACATCTGAAAAAGAAGCATACGCTGTTGCCCCTGACGATAACGCAGGTGTTGGCAAAATAGGTGCGCCACCAGCAGAATAACCCGTGCCTGATACTTCACCAACAGGTGTATACGCTAATGTTGAACTATCTAAAGAGGCATTAGAAGTATATAAAGCGATCTGATAAAAATAAGGGGACGTGACAGAAAAATTTTCTAAGCCATTCAACAAGTTTTGTTTGAAAATGGTACATTGGCCTTGTGCTATCATAATGTATTATACGGTATCTTGATTTGATTATTTCTATACGCGTCTCCGCGTTCCAACCCATTCACTAGTCTGGTTAATTGACCAATAGCTTCTTGGTATTTTTGCTCGTAATATGTAACCATATCTTGTTCTTGTTTCATAAAGATCATGGCCTCACGCATAGCGCCATAAAATAATGCCGGATCGTAGTTAT